CTTCGCTTGCTAATAGCGGTAATCTATCAATTTATGGAAGTATTACTTTACAAGGTGGATGTGGCAACGGTTCCACAACTACTGACAGAGCATTAAAATTCCGCAATGAACTCTATGAAACTGTAAATATTAATACATGTTCAGGTGACGTTACTTTTGGTAGTCAGTACGCAACAGTCTTTGTAATTGGAACATTTTTTGCTACTGCCGCAGCAAATCATAGTACCACAACTCCAGTTTATGTTTATAGAAATGATCCATTTGCTAGACAGCAGAATGGTCCTTTAACAACTCTTGTTAGTTCGATTAATCCTGGAACTTGGGATATTCCAGTTCAAAGCATCAGTGGATTTAGCGTTGGTGATTTGGTACTTATAAGCACTGGAACTGCTCTTGGTGGCGGTGGCGCGTTGATCAACCCAGCTGAAATTATTAAAATTACTAGTGCTCCTTATACTTCTGGTGGCATTGGATATCTACCAACAATTTATAATGCTACTTATCCTGTCCAAACATATCCTAACGGCGGTAGAGGTCAAGAAACAACCAGTCCAGGAACATTTGCTGCTGGAGCAACAGTTGTAAAAATCAAAAAAGATTTCAGAACAACTACTTTGGGTGAAGCAATACCAGCAACTGGAAGAACTCCAGTTGAACTACCAAACACTCTCAGCAGTAAAATTAGAATTAAATTAGTAAACGGAGACTTGGTTGCTGAAAAATTAGATAATGCTTATTTAATTCGAATTGATAATGAATTCTTCTATCCAGATTCGAAATCGGGAGCAGTGGATCCTGCTTTTGGTGTTAGAATGCCAAAATCATATCGTGATCCAGTTTCATTACAAATAACCAATTTCTTTGGTGGTGGTAAGTTAACCATTAATGACGATTTACAAATTCAAAGCGGAAGTCTTAGAATTTTAGGAAGTGATGGATATACTCCAATTCTTGTAGTTGCTAATGATGATGGACACCCTGGCGACGGTTCGTTGAATGATCCTTACACAGGAAGAGTGGGGATGTACTTTAATGGAAATATTAATAATTATGGTAAACTAAGCATATATGATAGTATTTGTCAAGAATATGGTACATGTACCGATAAATTAACATTTGATGTTGATAATACTACTGGTTCTCTTAATATGGGGCAAAAACTTTACATAGAAGGTAAAGTTCTTGCGGTAGCAGATAACGCCCTTCCATTATTACATATTGATAATATTGGTTCTGCTGGTGTTGGTGGTGCTACTGGACCAAGAGATTTCATTATGTATCAAGATGGTGCGATAGATGCTTTTGGTATCAAACAATATTTCACATCTAATGGTGGAAGAAGATGGACATATGTTGCTCAGTCTTTGACTGGATTGGGTCAAACACAGACAAATCCATTACAACCAAATAACAATTATATTATCAACTGTAGTAGTGGTTCTAACACAGTTCTCTATCTACCAGATTATGCTACAACTGGTGACATTATTAGATTCATTGAGGTAAGTGGTAATTTACAATTTAACACTAATTTGGTTATTAGAGCACTGAAAATTTCTAATGTAGCAACAGCAATTCAAGGTGATATTACTGGTTCTAAGATTAATGCTGGTGCTCAAGCACCATTAGCGGTTGCTTGGGATAGTGGAGAATTGATAGTTCAAACAAGGAATGCTTCGTTTGGATTACTCTTTGTTGGTCAATCAGATGCTCCTGGTGACCCATTAGCATCAGAAATTCCTGCCAACTTACGTGGTTGGTGGTTAATGGAGCTCTAAAAATGTCGGTAAGTTACAATCGTCTAAAATCCATGAAGATTGCCAAAATTGGCACAATCATGCCTTGGTGTGGCAATGGAAATGATGGATTCTTGGTTTCTAATGTTCCAAAAGGATGGATTTTGTGTAATGGAACTAGTTATAATGCTAGTAGATTTCCTTTACTAGCATCTGTTCTTGGTGATACTTATGGTGGTACTAATTTTTCTGGGGTATTTCCAGATTATAATGGAACTTTTACGGTTCCTAATATGACTGGAAAATGCCCGATGGATTTGGAACCATATATGTTAACTAACCAAAAATATCAGTATGGGCAATCCAATGCTGCGACAATATTAGGAAATAAAGTTTTAAATTATGGACTCACAACTCCAATACAAACATTGATTTCTGCGAATGCTGATATTAATTTTACAGTAGATAGCACTTTAATATTTACTGGAAAAATGACAAATATTACTATCACCACTCCAGATTTTAATACTACAATTTATACAGCAAATAGAAAACTTGGTATAAATCATATGCCTGGACATTCTCACCCAGGTACATATTCACAGGCAGTTGCTGAATCAAGTGGACCAATGATTTTTGAACCAATGGCGGTTCAGCAAAGTGGTAGTGTTAATGGAACAGTTTGTCCTCAATATTCTGGTAATAATATTGAGTGTCAACTTAGAGATATTGCTAGAGCAGCTACTTGGCAAAATGGATCTGCTTTTATGACCTATTTTGCTGATGAAACTAGAGAACATACACTAGTTACCACTGATGTTTTTAGATCATTTGATAGTGCCGCTAATAAAGATTACACTAAAGTTCCTGCTACTGTCTGGCCAACTTCATTGAATAGTGATGTTGCTGGTGGAACATATACCACCTCTTTTTCGTCTGCGCCAGTAAAAACACACCAGATGGATGCTTGGGGTGGTATGTTTCCTAGACCTGGGCAATACGCAAATAGAAGAAATTTCTTTGGAATTAACACTGGTTTTACCAACTCCTCATCTGGATTAGTTGATGATCCAGAATTAGTCCCTACTAAAACATATACTGTAAGTATTCCAGCAGGAGCAACTAAATTTAATTTAGCAGCTGGAGCAGATATTGGAACAAATTTTAATGATATTAGACCATATATGTGGGTATACAGTGCTAGTATTACTCCAGGAACTCAAGTTTTAGGAATTAATAGAATTAGTGGAACTTCTGCGGCAAATTATGTTTATGAAATAGAACTTTCACAATCAACAGCAAATGTAACTACTTCCACAGAAACAGTAACTTTTAGGAATGGAACATATCCAACGACACTAAATACTTTGGCGGCGGGTCAAGACCCAGATGGTGCTGTATTTACTGGGCACAATCATGCTAGTTTTGAAGTTGGTATGGCCAAAGGTTCTTTAACTGGTCCAGCAACTCATCCCGTTACTAATATTAGTATTGGTGATGTCGCACCAGAAAATATCAATGACGCACTAAATATTATTGCTGATATACAAGCACCATCTCTTAGTATAACTTACATAATACGAGCATACTAATGGCATCATTTTACGCAAAAGAAAGAAGTAAAACTGGTTCTATAAGTGGAACAATAATTTGCTGGCCACTTGAGTTAGACAATTTAAATCCAGTAAGCGAGGAAAACAAGAGAAAACTTCCTAGTGGATATTTAAAATGTGATGGTTCCAAATATAACGCATCAGTATACCCACAATTAGCAGAAATAATTGGTACTGGAAATAATTGTATTTTTTTAAGAAGAAATTTAAATGGTGATCCATTAACTTCTTTGACTGATGAAGAATTTGTTGTTCCTGATTTGGGCTCAAAATATATTAGACCAGTTCCTGGATCGGATGCTGGTACATATAATGGAATTAGTGTACTCAATAAAAGTGGTGTAGAAAAAAGAAGATCTGGAATGGGAATTGACGCAACATCAACTGTTGGGTCAACTATTAATATTACTTATACTGGCAAATTTAGTATTCCTTCACAAGAAATACCATTAAAGGGGAAACCTTCTTGGATAAAAGGAACAAATAATTTGGGGTATACTGATCCTGAATCTGTAGATAATACAGCAGTTCATCCCCATATGCATTTTAGTACCACGAATAGATGTAGAATTAAGTCTAGCAATACTCCAGCAACAGGATTGGATGTTACCGCTGGATCGTGTGCGTATAGAACCGCAAGCACAATTAGTCTCACTGATTGGTTGAATAATACTAAAATTAATTCTTCTACTCCAGCAGGAAGTAATCAACCACCTTGTTGGGCTATAGCAAGTCAATCAGCAGCTGCTGCTCTAGGTGGACCAGTTAGAGATGATAGTGTTCTTGGTGGTGCTCTTGGCGGAACGGGTGAATTTATCTACTATAATATATGCTATACTGGTGGTACTTTAAACGAATTGAGGTATAATTGTTTGCTTCCGTCTCCCGTTAGATATAATTTGGGACAGTCTTTATATGCTATTGGATCTTCTGGAATTCCTGCGTCTAGACTAGATGATGTTAAACAATTGTTTTTCTTCTGTAACCAAGAATCAAATGGTCCGTATGATGTTTCTGCTACTAGACAAGATGCTCCAGCTACATATATTGCTGGTGCTGCTGGAGTTCCTATAGATTGGAAAAGTGTATCTCTAGCCGATGTTGTGCCAATTAATAGCAATAATGCGTCAACTACTGCTCAAGCATATCCACAAATTACTAATGTTTTTACGGAAGTTGATGAACTAGTACAAGAAGATGGAGACCCAACAATACATAATCACAAAATTCAATTGAATATAGGAACACATACATATAAAGTAAAAACATCTTCTTTCTTGTTGGAACCAGATGCTCTTAATACTCAACTAACACTTACTCCAGATACCGCACATTCATTGGATGCGGTGTCTTCTCCATACATTATTATGGAATATTTAATTAAAATATAGAATTCTTATGGTAGATACTAATCCTAGTTACAGAAATAATCGTGTTGGGTTTTACTCTGATAAAACATCTGATACTTTAGAAATTGGTACTATTATTGAAGTATTGAAATCTGATCAAAATTCTTTTGAGCATACTAAAATACCAACTAATATTCCATTAAACGGTATAACCGCATACGAAAATATTTCTGGGAATGCTGTAACTGAAGTCAATCCAGAATTTCAGTATAGAGGATATCTATATTGCGATGGCGCCGAATATAATATTAAAGATTATCCAGCATTGTATTCTATCATTGGAAATGAATACGGTGGAACTGCTGATAATGGTATTACCATTACATCACAAGGAAGTGGATACCCAACTACAACCACGGTAACATTTTCTGCTCCACCAGCTGGGATAGGATCAGTTAGAGCAATAGGAACTCCAATTATTAGTGCTGGGAAAATAATTGGAATTGATATTCAATCATATGGTTCTGGGTATGTAACTGCGCCATCAATTACAATAACTGGAACTGGCGGTGTTGGTGCTGCTGCTCAGGTTAGTAGATTTCTTAATGGTTCTATTCTTCCTGTAACAACAACAAATGTTTTTTCTATTTGGCCAGAAACAAAAATGGGAACTTTCAAAGTTCCTGATTTATTAGCAAAAAAAATAGTTGGTAATGGTCCAGTCTATGGAGTTGGTACACCAACAATTGGTAATTCTTCACTACAAGTTGGTGTTGATAGTATTGATGGGAAATGGTATCTTGATAAAAATGCTCAAAAACAACAATTTTCTTTGGGTAATGTAACAACTACTGGTTACACAAATGTTAGAGACAGTATTGGCGCTAGTATTATTGGGTCTCAAGTAATTAAAGTTACGATGGACGAGAAAAAATTACAAGGTCCACCAAATCATTCTCACTATTTGTTACATTGCGAAGCTTCACAGGATGCTGCTTATGCTAGAAAATATACTGGAGATAATTATTTGAGAGGATATCGAGCATCAACTGGAAAACTGAATACATTTTTTCCTGCTGGTGGATTATCATATACTCATAAACACGCATTGTTTAAAAAATCACTGTCTGATAATACTATAGCATCATATGATCTTTTTAATTTTAGTGGGGGTGATAGTGGAACTGGAACTATCAAAGAACCTGGATATTATTGGGCATCTGGTGGCATTGGATCTGGAACATATGAGTTGATAACATCCACACCTGCTTCTATATTTTTAAAATTTATTTCTTCATCTGTAATTGGTGGAAGACAAGTTACAACTTCTGGAACACCAATATACGCAACAACTACTGTTGGTTGGTCTGCTGCTGGCAATTACTCAACTACAATACCAGCTAATATTGATAGTATAAGTATACAATTTGCTGCTGGTTCTGGTTCTGGAGCAGCATATGATGTTGCTGGAAACGCAGGAACATCAACTACAGTTGTTGTTGGTAATTCTACGATTGGTAATTTTACTGCTAGTGGCGGTGGCGGTGGTGGAGCAGCACAAACATCCGCGTCTGGTGGATCTCCTGGAAATAGAGGAACAGCAACAGTTGGTGGTAGTTTAGCAACAGCATCGGCAACACTTGTTACTTATAGTGTTGGCGTAGATGCTAATGCTGGTGGTAATGGTCCTGTTTACCAAGCTGCTACTACACAAACCCCAACAAATTTAGGTGGTAGTGGAGGATCTGCGCCATCTGCTGCTGGATCTGCTGGTACATTTAGTTTTATTAGTTCTACACCAACATATGGACCAACAGAATATACTACTAATACCACCGCAACTTTTGGAGTATCAAATTCTTCTTATGGTCTTACTAATGTAACAGTGGAACTTTATGGTGGCGCTGGTGCTACTTGTGGTAACTTTGGTGGATTCACAACTTCTTCTGTTGGTGGTTACGATAATAATTTTGGTCCTTGCTCTACTGGTCAAGGTGGCCTGGGCAAATATGTAAAACTTTCCATGATTTCTAGTCGATTGGCGACAAAAACTTGGAGTTTTAATGTATATCCAGGACCAGCTGGATCTGGTACTTCTCGTGGCGATGGTACTTTTGGTGATGGTGGAAATGGTGGTGATGGATACTTAAATAATGATGGTGGCGGCGGCGGTGCTGCTACAGTAATCACAGTTGGTTCTACTCCTCTTGCTGGCGCTGGCGGTGGAGGTGGTGGTGGTGCTGCTGGTGAGGGAGAATGTGGAACTGATGGAACAAATAATACTCAATTTGGTGATACTCCCCAAGGAACTACTGAGAATTTATTTTCTGGTGCTGGTTCTACTGGTGGCAGTTATGGTTGTACTGGCGGCGGTGGTGGCGGTGGTGGCGGTGGCATAGGAACTGCTGCCCAATCTACTGCTGCTGGTGGTTCTGGTGGCGGTGGCGGCGGAAATGGCGACCACGGCGCTGGATATGGTGGAGCTAGAGGTCTTAGTAGTTATCGTAGTGATTATTTTTCTTTGGTTACTTCTGCGAATAATGCTACAGGCAGCGGCAAAGTAGCAATAACTTACACCACAAATGAAAGTTATTGGACTTCGGGCGGCGGTGGCGGTGGACAATCTATCGTAACTACCGTGGATTTAGATGGAGACGAAGTTGCTGCTACTGGAGCACAAACTATAAGTGTTACAGTTGGATCTGGTGGTGCTGGAGTTTCTAGTGGTTCGTATAGCACTGCTAATGGTTCTGATGGATACGTTGGAATTGAATTTAGAACTATTACTGGATATGCTGGTGGAACAACAAATACTACAATTGGTGATATTGTTATATCTGCTAGCAATGGAGTAGAAATATATTCTGCTGGAGCTGGGACTGGATCTACTACTGGATTTGTGTTGCCAACTACTCAAGTACCTACGATAGTTTTTGAGGGAGGATCTCCAACAACTGTTGCTACAGCAACTGCTGTAGTTTCTGGCAATAAAGTATCTTCAGTTACATTAAATTCTGGTGGATCTGGATATACTAGTGCTCCAACTGTTAGATTTTTACATGGTGCTGGTTCTGGTACTACAGCAACAGCAACAATAAATGCTTCTGGAGTAGTAACAACATTAACTTTAAATACTACTACTAATCCAAGTACAGCATATACAAAATATGTTAAATTTGCGGGCACTGATTTGGTGCGTTTTATTGTGTTAGCAGAACAAGATTGTACCAGTGTGAAAAGGTTTAGTGTAAAAGCAGCAAGAGGTAATGGTATTAATGGAGGAGATTTGCCTGAAAGTGGAGGTGAAGAACTACAACTTTTCTATAATACTGATAGCACTAATAATTTCCCACAATCTCAATATTTGGGTCCACTTGTTCCGATTCCATCGGCTGCGGATATTGCTAGCAATTATGATGGAACAAGTGGAAATACTCAATGGTATACCTATAGCATAGATTTACCAACGGCTGTACAAACCACCAATGTTCGATTTAAAATTGTTCAAAATCGAAATACTGCTTCTGGTGCTAATGATAATGCTGGAGATACAGATCAATATGGTATTTGTGATTTTATTTTTGAAAATAAAGAAGTTACTGAACTTCAATTTGTTTCTACACCTGGAAGAATTAGCACTAGTGCTGATGAATTAACTTATGAAGTTGGTGGGCCCAGTAACTCTACTTACACCACAGGCATGGCAGCTAATGATGTTAGTTTTTCTTTAACTTCAGCAACTCCATTAGTTCCTGTTCCTTCAATTAGTCCAGATATTGATGTGCCGTTGTTGGAACCATATGTTTTGGTCAAACATTTAATAAAAGCATTCTAAATACTTAATACAGATATAACACGGAATTCTAATCATGGGAATAGTAGTTAATTCCAATTTACCAAATTTAATACTACAATTTAATGTAGTTCAAAAACAAATTTTTTACAAAGGAATTTACAAAAACATTCCTGAAAATTTTTGGAAGAGTGATGTAGTTTCTATGCTGTATCCTTTGTGGGATACTGACAAGGACAAATTAATTGTTTTTACTTGGTATGACAATAATACCTATCATGCTCAAAGAAGAAAATTTGTTAAAAATTTTCAAACTAATGAGTATGAGTGGCGTGATTATGAAATGGAGAGGATGGATAATGATGAAGCTGGTAAACTTTTTAATTTTCTAAAAGATACTTTTTTCTTAGTAGATTCGATAGAAAATGAAGAATTCCAGAATGAGTTGGCAAATGTTTATGCCGAAACTTCTAACGTAAATTGGTTGACAATTAGATTGGCTAGAAATTTTCTTCTATCTGAAACTGATTGGATCTTTGCTTCTGACGCAACTATTGATGATGACACCAAAGAAATGTGGAAAAAATATCGTAATTATTTACGAGATTTGCCAGAAAGTATCTCATCTATGATACCAGAAGAGATTAAATTTCCAATCAATCCTAGCATGTACACCAAGTTATTTGTACAAAATAATCCAGGAGTTGAGTATCTAGAAACACCAGATCAATTTTTACCTCTTGCTGCTCATTATTTGACGACATTTAAAGAAAAGATGGTTAGATACCTAATGGTCAAAGAAGTTACTGAACAATGGTATTTTGAAAGTTTCATGCAAACTATGAAGGCAACAGCAAATAGGAATGAGTTTGATTCTATGTTTGACGAAAGAGTATCAAATTCTGGAAAACTAGATCAACTTATTAGCTTGATAGAAGAAGGTAAAATTGGAGTTCTTCCTCCTGCGTCAGAAGGAGCAGAGCAATGATAGAAATTTACGATTCTTATAGTGTTTATGATATACTATTTGATTATGCCGAACGCAATAATTGTGCTCTAATATATTTTTACAATGAATTGTATTCATCATTTGATGCTGACAAAAAACAAGAAATTCTATCATACTATGAAGAATTTTTACCAGAAGATATTTTACTGAAAATAAAAAATACAAACGAACGTATTGTAAAATGTGAGACTACTGATTCTGCGGTAATGAATGCCACTGAATGGTTCCCAGCAGTTGATTACTTACCAGATAGTGATTACTACTGGCATTGTTATGTTATTTCTCCAGAGGGAGAATTTGAATACGAAAATATTGTCATCAAACCAAAACCAGAGGAACCTGCCGAGGGGGATTGACAGGGGTTGACCCCTGTGCTACCATAGTCAGGTAAGCAAAAAACCCCGACCATGCTGAGCATCCAAGATTACGGCGACGACGGCGTTGTTCCTGTCATTGAATCGAACGACGTTGAACCTTTGGTTGAATCTATCTTGGAATACGTCGAAGCACGTTTCGAGATTCTCGATAAGCAAGATCGTCACGCAGATATTATGGCACTCTGCCAAGAGTTCCATGAGTGGGGTACTGCTGGAGAAGGCGATGAGTTGTCTTTCTATGTGTGTCCCAAATTCTATTAAACCTACATAATGTAAAAGAGAAGGACAATGACCACGCCAAACTGGCAACATCACTCAAAAAAAGATGCCAAACGCACTCTGAAACCTCAGGCATTGCGTCAGGCAAAAGCTCGTAAACAGGCACTCAAACGCCAACTGGAGGTGATTAAATGACGCATTATGACAAGTTGATTGATGTAATTAAAGACCATCTAAATGGTTATTACATCAGTGGTCAACAAGGTGATGGTTGGGATGAAGCAGATGCTCAAGAATCTGCCCATATGATTCTTCAAGCAGTAGAAGAATTCCAAGACAAACGTAATCTTAAACAATGGAGGGCAACTGATTGAGTTATCATCACCTCAAAGAACCAGTAGCAAAAACTACACCAGAGAATGTCAAGGAAGCAAACCAAGCATTGTTTAAATGCACAATGACTTTGCCTGCTGCTGCTAAACACTGCGGCATGACTCATAAAGAAATGAAACTTACCTTTCACGAATACCTAAAATACCACCCGATTACTTATGGAACTGACACCTGAAGAATACCAAATCATTCATAAAGCTGTAAGATACTACCAGATTAATGGTGTGCATTTTAACGGCACAGATTACGACAACTGCTCGTCAGTGCTTGACAAAATTTTTCCGTTGGTGTATACTCAACGACAAGAGCAACCCACATGAATTTCATATACCAGGAAAAAGATTGTTTAAGTGCTGAAAAATGTGATAAAATTATAGAATTATTTGATGAATTAAAACAATATCAACGTCCTGGTCTTACTAGTGATGGAGTAGATGAAAACTTCAAAAAATCTACTGATCTACAAATTGATATTGATGGGTGTAGGTGCTTTGAAAATTTAGAATTCAAAAATTTAATGGAAGATGTGCTTGTAAGTCTCAAAAATGGGTTACAATCATACAAAGATGAATATACCATAGATGGAATAGGAATAAATACTGTTCTTCATTGGGGTATAGAACGTAATTTTAATATTCAAAGATATCTTCCAACTGAAGGATATTATGTTTGGCATATTGAGAATAGTGGTGTGCATAATTGTCAACGTATACTTGCGTGGATGATTTATTTGAATGATGTAAATGATGGTGGTGGAACTGAATTTTTATTTCAAAACCTAACCACACAAGCAGAACAAGGAAAATTAGTGATTTGGCCTGCTGATTGGACACACTATCATCGAGGGGAAGTTAGCAATACTGAAACCAAATACATAGTAACTGGATGGTTTCGATATCTGTAAAATTTAAAATTGTAATTAACACTATGATTAGCGGCATTATTCTATCACTATTAATCTTCACTGCTTACATGGTTGGTGGATATGTAGCAACAAGGAAACCATGACTGAACATAACTTACCCGACAATGATGATGCGCCTTGGTTGGATACATCCTATGATGGTTTTAACTTCATAGAAGAATACCGCAAACAAAACAAGAAACCAACTCTTTGGGATGTAATGAGAGACAAACTTGGTTTCTCTATTGATATGTGTGATGAAATCGTGGATGCTGTGGAGGAATGGTTGCCGCCACAACATGATACCAATGATTACCAGTGGAACAAATGTATTCAAATGATGAAGGAGAAACTACGATGACACATGAGGAAATGCTAGAAGAAGCAGCAAAGCGAGAGAAAGAAAATAAAGTTGTGAATATGGCCATCAAGTTTATGGATGAGTATTCTGAAGCAATGAAACAACTTGCTGATATTGAACGAAAAGAACTTATTGAAGAGTTGGAATCAAAGAAGAAAGAAAACTTCCAACTGATTGCTGATGCTTGTATGAAAGAATACGAGGAGAAGTATGGCACTGATGTATTCCCAGTAGATGAGTATTGGGTTTATATGGTTGCTGAATACTTTGGCACAGGAGAAGGTCAAACTACCTGTATTATGATGACACAGGCAGGACCAAACTGTGAGGAGGATTTTGAAAACTCAGAAAATAAGTATGTTGCCAGCACATCACAACAATATCGTGCTGTAAGAGCATTTCACAAACAGTTCGGCACTTGGCATCTTCACGGTCTACGATTCCTTACCAAAGAGGATTTCTATACTCAATGGGCCTACTACATTCCTCCCGTGATGATGAAACTCTCTACTGCTAAGTGCTTCAAGGATTTCTATACTAGTGTTCATTACAACTTTTCATAATGGAAGTCACTGAACATAATGTAGATGCTGATTTGACGCATATTGAACTGGAAGCATTGATGGCACTGGTGAAAGGTCAACTGTTACAAGAAGGCAATAGTGAATATGTCAATCTATTCTATGCTAAAATCTATGGTAAACTGGCTGGGATGACACATGATGTATGAAGTTCGTTATACTTACAAACGAGCACCAGTAGGAGAAAATTATCGCACACAAAAACACAATACGATGAGAATGGCTCTTGCTGCTGCTAACTTCCTTGACGCAAAGGGAGATTATGATATAATGTGGGTAAAGGAACTCACGGAGGAAGAATGACTGAAAACCCTGACGAAATCGTGCTTGAAGATGTGAAGATGTTTCACTTGGAAAGTATGAATGAACGAGCACTATGGATTGGTTGCTATACTCAAGATGGTAAGATTTA